TGTCTACCTATAGCTAAAGGGCTACCTTTTCTACCACATATAAGACTATCGTCTTTATTATTAAGTAGTATAAAAGCATAAGCTCCCACAACTCTCTCTAAAGCTAACTTAGTAGCCTCGTATAAATTATTAACTTCTTTTATATAATAATCGTATATTAAATATAGCAAAACCTCTGTATCTGTATCACTATTGAACCTGTAGCCCTTAGTTATTAATTCTTCCTGTAGACTTAAATAATTCTCTATAATCCCATTATGAACTATACTTAAACTACCATCCAGAGTAACATGAGGATGTGCATTCCTTTTACATGGTTTTCCATGAGTCGCCCATCTAGTATGTCCTATACAAATATTAGACTCTTCTTTTAGACTAATCTTCTCTTCCAGATCCCGTATACAACCTGGCTGTTTAGAGGTAATAATACCTCCATTATTTTTATACGATATTCCAGCACTATCATATCCTCTATACTCTAGTCTTTCCAATCCATGGAGAACTAGGTTGATAGCGTTTCTGGGTCCTTTATATCCGACGATTCCACACATATTTCTATATTCTGCTTTTTTCTTCCTCGTCGCTTCTTAATATTTAACTTACGCCTTTGAGCCCTTACCATATCTCCAGTAACACTTTCTCCTGTGATTTTAGTAAGTTTAGCTGCTATGTCACTATCCTTAAGCAGTTTTTCATTATCTGCTATGAACTGTAGTTCGTTCATATTCCATTTCTTATATTTTCCCATAATTTGACTATCCGTGTATATGTATTATAATGAAGTATTACACCGTTTTGAAAGGTCCTAGATATGATTACACCAGTTAATTCAGAATTAAAAGTTGTTGCCTCAGAAGAAATTGAAAAAACCGTAGCATCCGATCTAAACAGCGAACAAACAGCACCACTAGAAGAAATAATAGAAAACAATGCCAAAGACGAAGAAGAAACTTCCACATAATATAGACGAGAAAGAGTTTGTAGAAATACTACATAGGATAGTAAAAAAGCTTGGCTATAAATTTATTTTTGGTTATCATTCTTTTGAAGATATGTACCAACAAGCAGCCATCTTTGCTATAGAAGGTCTAGAGAAGTATGATAGCTCTAAGCCCTTAGAAAACTTCCTATGGACACATTTAAGAAATAGACTTTTCAATTTTAAACGTGATAACTTCAAAAGGCCGGATAAGCCATGCTTAAATTGTCCTTTGTATGATAAAGACTATGCAGTGTCAGATAATCAATGCTCTAAATATAGTCAGGTATTAGACTGCTCTTTGTATAAAAAATGGTACATTAGAAACTCTTCAAAACAAAACATAATGAGACCTACAAGTTTAGAAAACGACAAGGTGGTTGCTAGTGGAGAGAATAGTATTTTTGGAGACATATCGAATTCTGAACTCTTAAATAAAATAGAAAAAAAGTTAAGAGGAGAATATCGGGAAATTTATTTAAAGATTAAACATGGTACAAAAGTCAATCGGGCAGATATTAACAAATTACAAAAATTTATAAAAGAGAATATTTCAGAATGTCAAAAAAGCGCGGACAATTATCTTTAGAAGAAGAAAAGTTTATACAAGAGAATGTAGGTTCTTTGAATGTAGAAGCTATAGCAGAGCATTTAAATAGAAATACTGGACCTATAGAGAAATACATCAAAGAGAATCAAATCTTCGGATCTAGTGATGAAAGAAAAGATCATGAGATATTAAAGAATAAATTACATACTAAAAGTTTCTGGACAGAGATAGTTAGACAGTTCGATGAGGAGAGCGGGGAGTTGGAATATTTTGAGAATACGTGGATAAATCTTATTAAACAATTTAGAGAGGACGTGTTGGCCGCTGAGGAGCTTCAGATCAAGCAGTTTATAACAATAGACATATTGATCAATAGAAGTATGAAAGAGCGTAAGAGACACATTACGGACACTGAGAAGCTACAGAATGCAGTAGACAAAGAATATACCAAGATGGAAGAGGATAGAGACATACAAAAGCTTACAAATTTAGAAACTCAACTTAGCTTTGCTCGCAACAGTATAACAAGTTATACAAATGAATATACGAAACTATTAAATGAGCAACAAAAGATTAGTAAAGATCTAAAAGCCACAAGAGAACAAAGAATCAAAAGGATAGAAGACGGTAAAAGCAGCTGGATTGGATTGATTAGAATGCTGGAGGATGAAGAGGTAAGAGAAAAAGAAGGAAGAGAAATGGAAATCCTAAAATTAGCTACAGCAAAGTCAAAAGATAAATTGCAAGAACTTCATACATATAATGATGGAAAAGTGGACCATCCTTTATTAACTCCGGAATCAGTAGAAAATGAAGAGTAAAACAGCATTAGTCTCTGGAATCACAGGACAAGATGGTAGCTATTTAGCAGAATTATTATTAGAGAAAGAATATCAAGTTATAGGCTTGCATAGAAGAAGCAGTACTAATAATTTCGAGCGTATTATGGGTATCATGGGACATCCTAGATTTCATTTACATGAATTTGATTTGTGTGACAGTAGCAGCGTCTATAATTCCATAGATCATTATAAGCCTGATGAATTTTATAATTTAGCTGCTCAGAGTCATGTGGCTACTAGTTTCAATCAGCCTTCATTTACATTCAGTGTCAACACTCAAGGAGTGGTGAATATTCTTGAAGCCATAAAAAATTATTCACCAAATACGAAACTTTATCAAGCAGGTACTAGTGAGATGTTCGGCAGAAATTATACTAAAGATAAAAATGGTGTAAAATATCAAGATGAAGCTACTCAATTTTTGCCACAAAGTCCTTATGGGGTATCAAAACTTGCGAGTCACAGAATGTTACAAATATATAGAGAAGCATACGGGATTTTTGCGTCGAACGGCATTTTGTTTAACCACGAAAGCCCAAGGAGAGGATCGTATTTCGTTACTCAAAAAATTGTTTTGTGGATTAAAGACTTTTTTCAATGGTGTCGTAAAAACAATATTACGCCTGTGGAAGTAAGAAGTGATGACGAGAATCTTGTATTTAAAGATTTGTCCTATCCAAAATTAAGACTAGGAAATTTAAAAGCAAAAAGAGATTGGGGTCATGCTAAAGATTATGTGAAAGCTATGTATTTGATGCTACAGCAAAAGGAACCTGATGATTATCTTATTTCTTCAGACACTACAAATAGCATAGAAGATTTTTTATCTATAGCTTTTAATCATGTCGGTATTAAAGATTATTCTGATTATATTTATATAGATCCAAAATTTTACAGACCTGCTGAGGTAGACTATTTATGTGGCAAGTCTACTAAAGCTAGAGAAGAATTAGGCTGGAAGCCTTTAATGTCATTAAATGATCTCGTTGTGGATATGTTAAATGAATAGAAATTTCGAAGACCCAAGCTATAAAAAATGGAGAAAAGAAGTATTTAAGAGAGACAAATTTAAATGTCAATGGCCCAATTGTAATTTAAAAGGTAAATTGAATGCACACCATATACAAACCTGGGCACACAATCCTGGTTTGAGATTCTTACCAGGAAATGGTATAACTTTGTGTAGAAAACATCATGATCTTATTCATGGCAACGAAGATAGTTATGTTTCTTTATTTTTAAAAATTTTATATAATAATAATGGTAGACTACAGTGATTTTAATATTATAATTGACACAAGAGAGCAGCAGGCATGGGAGTTTCCCAAACACACCACTGCTAATAAAAAATTAGACACTGGAGATTATTCTCTAGGTGGGCTAGAAGATATTCTTTGTATAGAAAGAAAAAAGAGCGTAAGTGAAATAGCTTCTAACATAACGGAGAAAAGATTTGAAGATGTGCTAGAAAGAATGACAGCATATAAATATACTTATATGATTTTTGAATTTAGTCTTACGGATGTATTGATGTATCCTCAAGGATCTGAGATACCGAGACACAAATGGAAATACATCAGGATATCTCCTAATTTTATTCTTAAAAAGTTATCAGAATATATGGTAAATTATAACATAAAAATTATATTTGGAGATAGTTCTAAGAATGCAGAAAAAATTGCTATGGCCTTAATGAGAAGGGTATATGAAATTGAACGAGAAGAATAATTTAAAATTATATGAAGATGCTTGGTTGGGTTTAGGAGACCTGTCAGAACTGAATCTTGATAAGAATATCATGATTAACAGATCTAAATTTGATATCGAAAATCCTGATATGCATCTCATGAAAGTATTTAGAGATACAAAATATTTAGCTTCTGTGTGCAAGATATTGTTCGACATAGAATTACATCCTATACAAGTAGCCATTTTACAAGAGTTCTGGATCAGACCATTCCCTATGTTTATAGCTAGTCGTGGTTTTGGTAAATCTTTCTTGATGAGTTTGTATTGTATTTTAAAGTGTGTATTTACGCCAGGAACCAAGATAGTTGTAGTAGGTGCTGCTTTTAGACAGAGTAAGATTATATTTGAATATATGGAAACTATTTGGAAAAATAGTCCTATATTAAGAAGTATATTTAGCGGTAATGAGGATGGTCCTAGAAGAGATGTAGATAGATGCACAATGAGACTAGGAGATAGTTGGACAGTAGCTATTCCTATGGGTGATGGTAGTAAGATTAGAGGTTTAAGAGCACATATTATTATTGCTGATGAATTTGCTTCTATATCTCCAGACATATACGAGACAGTTGTTGCTGGTTTTGCTGCTGTTAGTGCTAGTCCTATTCAGAACGTAAAAGAACAAGCTAAGATAGAAGCTATGAAAGAAATGGGAGTTTGGACCGAAGAAATGTCTTCTTTAGAAACAAAAATGGGGAATCAAGCTATTATTAGTGGAACTGCTGATTATAGTTTTAAACATTTTGCTAAGTATTGGAGAAGATATAAAACTATAGTAGAAAGCCAAGGAGATCCTTTTAAGCTAAGAGAAGTCTTTAATGATGAAGTACCAGAAAATTTTAATTGGAGAGATTATAGCGTTATCAGAGTCCCTTATGAATTAATACCAAAAGGTTTTATGGACGATAAGCAGATAGCTAGAGCAAAAGCAACAATACATACTGGTATATACAACATGGAGTATGCCGCGTGTTTTACAGAGGATAGTGAAGGGTTTTTCAAAAGAAGTCTAATAGAGAGTTGTGTAACATCAGATAAAAATCCGATTAAGATAAGAGACGAGGAGATATTGTTTGATGCTATGATTCAAGGAGATAATGATAAAAAGTATGTTTATGGGATAGATCCAGCATCTGAGCAAGATAATTTTAGTATCATTATTATAGAATTGAACGAGACACATAACAGAGTAATATATTCATGGACCACTAATAGAGGTAATTTTAAAGACAGACAAAAAACAGGATTAGTTAATGATCAAGATTTTTATAGTTTTTGTGCAAGAAAAATTAGAAATTTAATGGAGTTGTTTCCTCCAGCCAGAATAGGTATGGATGCTCAAGGAGGAGGTATTGCTATCGAAGAGGCTTTACATAATCCTAATAATTTAGATCCTGGAGAAATTTTAATTTGGCCTACAATTGATGAGAAAAAGTCTAAAGAATCAGATAATCAGCCAGGGTTACATATCGTAGAGATGGTTCAATTTGCTAGGGCAGATTGGACAGCAGAGGCTAATCATGGATTAAGGAAAGATATGGAAGATAAAATGCTACTTTTTCCAAGATTTGATGGCGTCTCTCTAGGGTTAGCATTAAATAAAGAAAATAGAGACATACTAGACGCAGATCTAAATCCTATTTATGATAGTCTAAGCGAATGTATCTTAGAAATAGAAGAACTAAAAGACGAATTGACTACTATTGTTATGACGAAAACTAGTACAGGACCCAATGCTAGAGATAGATGGGATACTCCGGAAGTTAAACTTCCAAACGGTAAAAAGGGCAGAATTCGTAAAGATAGATACAGTTCTTTAGTTATAGCTAATATGTTGGCTCGTCAAATAAAAAATAAGATTAAGCCAATCAGCTATGAGGTTGTTGGAGGAAATCGAAAGGATGTGGAAATGCATAAAGGAAATATGTATAAAGGTCCAGCTTGGTTTACTAACGAGGCCAATGATGACATATATACTGGAATATATAGAGAATAGGTGTATTTAAAAATTAAGTTTAATAACATTCCAATTACAATAGTAATGCAATACAAATGAATAAATATCCCAAAAGTGAGTCTGATAATAATGAAGAGTCTTTAGGTCAAGAAGCTTATGTCTCGTGGGGAGATGATTTAGCAAGTAAAAAGGAAGCTCTAAAACTATCTTCCGAATCCTTAGAAGAATTTACGGGAATTCAAAAGGCGACAGGTGGTCGTAGACACAGTTTGGATTATTCAAACTTAGACACTAATACAAGTAGTCGTCCAGGTCTTACTAAATCCGATTATTACTATTTTAGACCAGATGAAGAACCTCCTCGTAATTTAAAGAATATTCTGAAAAAAGCAGAGGATATTTACAATAAAGTAGGTTTAGTCAAAAACGTTATAGATTTAATGGGGGACTTTTCTAGCCAAGGAATAAGATTAGTGCATCCTACAAGACGTATAGAGAAGTTTTATCAAACGTGGTTTAAGAAAATCAATGGTAAAGAGAGAAGTGAAAGATTCTTAAATAATCTTTATAAAACTGGCAATGTTATTATTCATAAACAAAGTGCTAGACTAAATAGGAAATCTAGTCAACAAATGTTTAAAGCATCCGCAACATCGGATATTAAAATATCAGATTTAGAAGATAAAAGCATAGAGTCAAAAGAGATACCTTGGAAATATACTTTCATTGACCCTTATTATGTAGATGTTTATGGTGGGGCGATATCTTCTTTTTCTAATGCTAAAAGGTATCAATTAAGCTTACCAGCTAAATTGAGGAAAACTATTAACAATCCAAAAAATCCAGAAGAACAAGACCTGGTTAATAAATTACCCCCAGCGATAGTAGAAGCAGCAAAACACAGAAAAGCATATCCTTTAGACCCAGATAAAACTTTTGTTTATCACTATAAAAAAGACGATTGGCAAAGCTGGGCTTTTCCTATGATTTATTCAATCATGGATGATATTACTATTATTGAAAAACTAAAATTAGCAGATATGGCTGCCCTTGATGGTGCTATTTCTAATATCAGAATATTTAAATTAGGTAATTTGGAGCATAAGATTGCTCCTACTAAAGCAGCTACTTCTAAACTAGCTCAAATTTTAGGAAATAATGTTGGTGGTGGAACAATGGATTTGGTTTGGGGACCAGATATCGAATTGATAGAAAGTAAAACAAATGTTCATCAATTTTTAGGAGAAGGTAAATACACCCCTCATTTAAATAGTATTTATGCTGGACTAGGCATTCCTCCTACTCTTACAGGAACTTTTGGAGCAGCAGGAACTACAAATAATTTCATTAGCTTAAAGACATTAACGCAAAGACTACAATATGGTAGAGATATGTTGGCTAGATTTTGGGAACAAGAAATTATAGCTTTACAAAAAGCCATGGGTTTTAGAGCTCCAGCTTTTATTGAGTTTGACAGGATGGATCTTTCAAATGAAGAAGCAGAAAAGTCATTACTTATACAGCTAGCAGACAGAAATCTTATCTCGGATGAACTCATTCAAACTAAATTTGATATTAATCCGAATATTGAAAAAGCAAGAATCACAAAAGAAAGCAGAAGAAGGAAAACCGGGAAAATGTCATCAAAAGCCAGCCCTTATCACGACGCTAATTTAGAAGGCGGACTTAAAAAGATAGCCTTGCAATCTGGCACAGTAACTCCAGGTGAAGTAGGATTAGAACTAGAATCTAAAGGAAAAAATCAAAAAACCAAGTTTGAAATGCAACAAGATTTGAAAGGCAAAAGCAACCCACCAACGAAGTTGGGTAAAGATGAGGATCAATCTTTGCCAGATAGACCTGGAAAAGGAAGACCTAAAAACTCAAGAGATATAGAAAAAAGAAAAACAAAGGAATTTGCACCACAAACCGGAGCAAAAATTATGTTATGGGCTTGTGGAGCTCAGGATAAAATAGATGAAATAATAAATCCAGTCATATTGGAATACTTTAATAAGAAGAACTTACGATCATTATCTAGTGAAGAATATAAACATTTAGAGAACTTAAAAACTCAAATATTATTTGAACTACAGCCTTTCGGTGTAATTAATTCGGAGAGTGTAGTATCTTTTATGAACACAACCAAAGGTAGCAAGTTAATTAACAACTATAATAATTGGCTTATTGGCTTAAAAAATGATTCCGCAAAACCGTTGACAGTTGAAGAGCAAAGAAACGCAAAAGCTATTTACTATACAAACCAGCATGTGAGATAATAATATGAATATTTTCCAACAAGAATATGATGATGGATTAGATAAACTATTAGATAGTTCTAAATCACATATTACTTTTTCGTCTTTGGCATTCCCAGCAATTGAGCCAGAGGTCATCAGAAATAATTTTACTTCTTCTGCATCATATAATGATGATGATTTGTATTATGTGCAGTCTATTTTAGTAACGTCTAATTGGAATAAAAATGATGACGTTTTTAATGCTGCTGAGGTATGGGCGGCTAGAAAGACCCCAGAAGATAAGCCTACCAACTTAGAACATGATGAAAAAACGATAGTAGGTCATATTATTTCAAATTGGGCTGTAGACGAAAATGGGAAAGTTTTAGACGAGACTATGGCTGCAGAAGATCTTCCAGAAAAATTCCATATCATTACTGGTTCTGTAATTTACAAAGCTTATACTGACCCAGAATTAAAAATGAGATCTCAAAGCTTGATTAATGACATAGAATCTGGACAGAAATATGTTAGTATGGAATGCTATTTTAAAGGTTTTGACTATGGATTATTAGACACTCAAGGCAAATTAAAAGTAGTAGCACGTAATGCAGACACTGCATTTTTAACAAGACATTTAAGAGCTTATGGTGGAACTGGTACACATGAAAATTATCAGATAGGTAGAGTCTTAAGAGATATCACTTTTAGTGGTAAAGGTTTTGTAGATAAACCAGCTAATCCTGAAAGTATTATATTCAATAAAGAAGACTTAACAAAAATTATGCATGCTGAAGAACAAAAAAAACCGGTTTTAGAAAAAACAGGTGTATTAAAAAGTAATAAAATTTCTAACTCTCAAAACGATGGTGTACATATGAATTTAGAAACCGAAATTACCCAATTACAACAAACTATGGCTTCGATCAAGTCTGATTATGACGTTAATCTAGAAACCTCGAAGTCTCAAATCGAGCAACTGAAATCCGTAAACAGTGAACTTAAACAGGAGTTAGATAAAACTATGAGTAATCAAGAAGAAATTTCTAAAGCTAACGAAGCAAAAGTTTCAGAATTAGAAGCTCAGGTTGCTGAGCTTAAAAGTGTTAATGAGCAAGCAGAAGCTGCTAAGACAGAGATCGTAGCAGAAACTGAAGCTAAAACAGCAGAGCACGCAGAAACTCTCAAAGCTAAAGAAGCAGAACTTACAAGCAAAAGCGAAGAACTTGAAGAAATTGTTAAAGAATTAGCAATGTACAAGGAAGAAAAAGCTAAGCTTGAAAAAGAAATGAAGAAAAACAAAAGAATGGCTACTCTTGTAGAGGCTGGAATGTCTCAAGAAGAAGCTGAAAAGACAGAAAGCACTCTTGATTCTCTTACAGAAGAGCAATTTGAAACAATTGCAAACACATTCAAAGACTCTTTAGTTGCTAAGCACACTAAGATGCACAAAGAAGAAGAAGAGAAAAAAGAAAAAGAAGCTAAAGCAGAAGACGAGACTGAAGCAGGAATGCCTCCAGCTCTTAAAGAAGCTCTTGAAAAGAAGAAAAAAGAAGAGCAGTCTGATGCTACAGAAAACACATCTGAAGAAGTTGATGCTTCCGCACTTGATGATGTAGAGTTGGAAGAAGATGCCGACCTAAGCGTTGGTAGTGAAGTTTCCGAAGAAGTTGAAAATACAAGAGCGGCTCTTGTAGAATTTGTATATAACAGGTTAGGCAAAACAAACACAAAGGGAGAGTAAACAATGGCATTAAAACCTGATCGTATCGAAACCGTTACAGACGTTTCATTTTTCTCTAGTTCAGCAATTGCTACTAGAGGCGGGGTTGTATCAGTCACCGGAGGCGGTAGCGGCGTAAGCATGGATAATGCAGCAGCTGTTGTAGCGTATGCTTCGGTAGCGAGTGGTAACAAGCCCGTAGGTGTCTTATTAAACGATGTTGTTAGCCTTGACTTGACAAGACAACACATCAATTTTCATAAAGACGAAGTTCAAAAGGGTGGCAAAGTCACTTTGCTACAAGTTGGTCAAGTTACAACGAATCTTGTTTCTGGAACTATTGCTGCTGGTGACGCTGCTTACGCAGGTCCTTCGGGATACATCACGAATGTATTACCAGTTTCTGATGAGACAGAACAAGATTATCGTGTCGGTAGATTTTTGAGTAAAAAAGATGCTGATGGGTACGCAAAAGTAGCAGTGAACATTGCCTAATCTAAATTAAAGGGAGAAAAACAATATGTCAGTAAATAATTTTAATGCCACCCCAGAGCTCACTGATCTTTTAGTTCGTTCTGGTTCTCAAGACAAGAATGTCGCGTTAGCGGCTACGAGAGAGTTTGCAAAAGCTCTTGAGTTACCACTACGTAAAGGTATTCTTAGCGGAGATATCCTTAATGGTATCTTTGAACCTATTCAATTAGCTCCAGGAGCTACACCAGAATTCCAATTGGATTTCTTGTCTCCTGGTACTGAAAAAGATTTCGTAGCATATACGTTACCAAATCACGGTTTAATTCCAGAACGTCACGTAGAAGGTGACTATGTCATGGTTCCAACTTATGACATTGGTTCTTCTATCGACTACTTACTCAAGTATGCTCGTGATGCTCGCTGGGATGTGGTTGGTCGTGCTATGGAAGTACTAGAACAGTCATTCGTTAAAAAGATGAATGATGATGGTTGGCATACACTTATTGCGGCTGGTGTTGATCGTAATATTGTAGTGTTCGACAATGATGGTGTTGCTGGTCAATTCACAAAGAGACTAGTGAGCCTCATGAAAACTGTTATGCGAAGAAATGGTGGTGGTAACAGCGCCAGCAATAACAGAGGCCAGTTAACAGATCTTTATGTTTCTCCTGAAGCTATGGAAGATCTCAGAAACTGGAATGTTGATCAGGTAGATGAAGTTACTCGTAGAGAAATCTACACAGCCGAAGACGGTACTATTAACCGAGTATTCGGTGTTAATCTTCATGATCTAGATGAGCTTGGTGTTAGTCAAGAATATAACACATTCTATGACGTCACAATGACTGGTTCATTCCCAACAGATGACACAGAAGTTGTTGTCGGTTTAGATCTCAGAAGAAGAGATAGCTTCGTGATGCCAGTTCGTGAAGCAGTTCAAGTCTATGAAGATGATACTCTTCATCGTCAAAAGAGAGCTGGTTTTTATGGCTGGGCTGAGCAAGGTTTTGCTGTTCTTGACAACCGTAGAGTACTTTTAGGTTCTCTATAAGAGGTTGACACTCAAGTGCTAAAAGAAAAGGGGCTGGTTTTTCCAGCCCTTTTTTAGTATAGGTGTAATACTTAATAGGTATTTTATAAACCTTAAGGGTATTTTGATATGTCCACAGCCTGGAAAACTCCTGTACGTCTTATGGTGAGAGTTTTAATTAATGATCTAGAAGCTTCGCCAACTTATTCAGACGCTAGAATTGATCAAGTAGCAGTAGTCGCTGCTCAGTTTGTTAATAAAGACATTACGCTGGGTAATGAATATACTATAGATGTCGTGGGTGAAACAATCTCACCAGACCCTTCCGTTACATCAACAAAAGATGAACTTTTTATAAACAGCATAGTTTTAAAAGCTTCTTGCATTATAGATCAAAGCACCTTCAGAACTAAAGCAGCACTAGAAGGTTTAAGAGCTCAAATGGGACCAGCTTCTATGGCTGTCAGAGGAAATCTTGCTGGCTATCAAATATTATTAAAAGAAGGTCCATGTGCTCTATATTATAAGTTTGTAGAAGATTATGAGATAGCTAATGCTACAAATATATCTGCAATACTTAGTCCGTTCGTAGGTAATAAATTTGATCCCTATATGTTACCGTATAGTGATGATCGACACAGAAGCATGTATTAAGGATATAAAAAATGGCAGTTAATTATAATTTCGATATGGAAGTTGGTAATTTATTTGAAATTACATATAATTATACAGATAGTGATGGCGTTCCAATAAATCTAGAAAATTATTGTGTATTTTTTAGATGGTTAACAGATACTGGTGTTGAATATAAATTTAGTAGTACAGAAAATACAACAGACTATTATTTGTCTGGGAACTCTGATGGCTCTATCTTATTACAAATTCCAGCTCGTACTAATCAAGCGTATAGTTTTGCTTCAGCTACTTACGACTTAGAAATGATAGGACCTTCTGAGACTTATGCTGGTAGTGGAAAACCTGTCGAAAGGTTAGTTAGTGGATCAATTGCTTTTATTAGCAAAAGTGTTGGTGTCGATGTAGACACTCTTGTTTGTGATCCCTATTTTAGTAATAAAACTATATCTTCGACTAGGATTCCCGACATTAACGATATTGAATATAAAGGGTCTGGATTTTCTACAGCAGACAATGGGTCTAATTCAGACACTATTACAATTACTGATTCTTATAATATTAATTATTTAGAAGTTTCAATTAATGATTTTAATTATAAATACCCTCAAGACCTAAGAATATTACTGTCTCCACCAAGTGGAAATAAAATACTTTTAGCAGGTCATCAAAAAATCATAAATAATGTTGAGAATTTTAATATAATATTTTCCAATACAGCCCCTTCTGATAAATTTTTACACAATGTACAATCAAACGAACCTGCTAGGATTACAGATAAAACTAGTATTATTAAATATAATGATGAAACTTTATCTGCAGACTTGTCTGTGTTTCAAAATACTAGCACATTAGGAGATTGGTCTTTAATAATTGTGGACGATGATGTTTCTCAAGCTGGAAGTATTGGTTCGTGGGCTTTAACTTTTAATCACACTTAAATAATATGATTTTAAAAACAATTACACAAACTAAAAATGAAATATCTAGCGTTTCTAACAACGTTATTACTATAGTTAAAACTACTTTGACAACTGACTATCAATGAGTAATTTAATATCAAGCGAGTTTAAATCTTTGTTTAACACTACTATAAATGAGTTATTGAAAGAAAATACATTAGCTCTTCCTTGTAAACTTAGTTTTGCATCCAATAAAACAACCGACTTATGTAATAATTGCATTTATGATCCTATTACTAAAGCTTCTAGTTATAGATATAATGGGTCAGGTCCAGTGTCATTTTTGGATGGTCAAGTTTGTCCTGTTTGTAGTGGTTTCGGTAAAGTTAGAGGGTCTAAAACAGAGACTTTGCATTTAGGAGTAATCTTAGATAGCAAATTTTTTGTTAACTGGGACTCTAAAGACTTTAGTGTTCCTGATGGAGCAATGCAGACTATATGTTCTAACACCCTAATGAGTAAATTAAAATCTGCATCTGACATAGAGCTTACGGTTAATAACGTTCTATATAATTATCAAAGAGCAGGAGATCCTCAACCTGTAGGTTTTGGTTCTATGGATTATATTATTACGAATTGGAAAAGACAATGAAATTAAATGTTTCTTTAAGAGATGGTAGTGAGAAAATTGTAGATGATATTCTTAAGTTTATGCTACCAGATTTAAACAGGGCTTTTGCAGCAGCAACGAACAAAGCTGAAACTAAAATAAAAGGTATTTTACATGACAACATTACATTAGACCCAGTATATGGATCACTGATTAGCGGAAGATTAAGATACGAACTTGGTATTCCTAGAACTAGTGCTATTAATAGGGTTGTAGAAGAGATAGTAGATACTGTACAAGTTAAAGCTATTAAACTTAAAAAAACAGCAAGAAAACTTACAGGAGGAATAGATATTATCTTAATAAATGTCGGTAGTAATATTTTACAAGATAAAGATGCTGTTGTAAATGATGTAGAAAGAGGATATATGCTACCTTGGCTTAAATGGTTGTTGTTTGACGGTAGTTCTCCTATAGTGATGGATTATCATGTAGAGTTTGGTAGTTTCCCTGGTAATCGTTCTAGAACAGGAGGAGCTGTTATGGTTCCTGGAGGCAAATGGAATATAGATACTAGATTCGCAGGAGTAGCTTCTAATAACTGGCTAACAAGAGCTGTTAATAAATCTAGATCAGAAATTGTTAGTGTAATATCTTCTGAACTAAAGAGAAGCCTATGAGTATTCCAGATTATACAAAATTCGGATATGTAAATAAATTCGGTCAATATAATATTATTGGTCAATTAGAAGATAATTTAAAAAGTTTTTTTGATTATGCATTTCTTTCTATAGGGGCTTTTACTAATGTAAGTAGTGCTAACACAAGTTTGTATGGAGGTAGTTTTGATACTCTAAATAGTGTTAGTGATCCTAGCTACACAGACAATACAATTTATGAGACAGTTAGAAAAGATTGGGTGTGGGATAGTGGAGTAAGCTATAGTGGTGTTTCTCCTGTAGATATTTCAGGAGTTTATGTAAATGACACATTAATTCCTGCTCCTTCAGGTAATGCTACTTATCCTTATCATCTCGATTATAATCAGGGAAGAGTAGTATTTAGCAATGCTCTTTCTAGCTCAGATACTGTTAAAATGAATTATTCTTACAGAAATGTACAAGTATATAAAGGGAATGAGTCTGATTGGTTTAAAGAATTGCAATACAACTCATATGATCCTAGCAAGTTTACTAATGTAAAAAACATTATCAATACTCACAGAGTTCAAATGCCCTGTATTTTAATAGAACTAGCTCCTGGTACAGATCTTATTCCATACAGAATTGGCACTACAGAGAATATTATTAGACAAGATGTTATATTGCATATTCTGGCTGAAAAATATGTTGACAGAGCATATTTATTAGATATCCTTCTTTTACAGAAAGATAAAGCTATTAGATTATACAATATTCATAAAATAGTTGAAAATAGTGTATATCCAATTAACTATGATGGGAGCAGAAATAGCTCGTATTTAAATTATGCACAGATATCTCAGAATAACACTTACTTTTTGAGAACCTGCTTTTTTAGAGACATGAATGTAATAGATTTAGATTATTTAACAGGTTCAATAACAAGAGCCTCTATTCGACTACAATTAGAAATTTATCCTTAAACTTAATAATGGTGTATTTAAAAATAATTCCACGACTATAAATTCGG